GTAAATATTTCTGCATTTCACCGGGTTTCTTTAATAAGAACATTGCTAAAAATTTTTGTCTTTGGGTTAATTGATTGAACGATTCCATATCTCCCTGAAGATAATAAATCATTCCTTGAGTAACCGGATCCAACAATTTAACTAACTGAGTATAAACCAAATAATTATATGTCCCTTTACTAGTACCTAATTTATTCCATAGTTGATTTAATTTGTCCTGATATCCTTCAACCGTATTTTGAAAGGTATTATCGATCAGACGTTTCCAATTGGTCCTGTAATTAGGATTAGTACAAAAATTTCTTAATCTCTGATTAGCTGAACAAACACTAACTACATCTTTAAAAGGTAGGTAAGTAATCTGTTGGATAAAAACATCAACAGGTAATTGGGATAACTGATCTATAGCCGCTTGATTCATTTTAAGAATAATGATTTTTTTAGGTTCAGATATTTATTAAACATTTAAGACCTGTTACAAAAAAATATTTTTCTCCTTATCCCGGCAATATAAGACCTAGTTCAGCCCTTGAACCAGATTTAGTTTTAGTATCATTAGATAAAGGCGCTGATATTCATTCTACAGATTTTTATAATACTGAAGATGCTATTTTACGCACAATGTCTGAAAAGGGGATCTAGACGTGATCAAGGCGCTGATAAAACATGGCGCCAATATTCATGCTGGAGATAGTATGGGACCTGATACATCTTTAAGAGCTGCTGCAAGATTTGGTCATTTACCACTGGTTAAATTCTTCGCCGAAAATGGAGCAGATATACACATAGGAGATGATTGGGCTGTTAGCACAGCTAACAATAACGGTCATACGGATGTGGTTGGCTATCTAGTATCTAAAGGTTCTTATCCAAGATGAAATATCTCTAAAAAGTAAAATATATCATTTATTTCAATGATATATTACAGTTAAATAAATCGATTAATATCCAAAAATAACCATTTGAACCCTATTACCTTGTAAACAAAAATAACGTGATTATCAAAAATCGGAATTCGTCGAGAATGTGGATACTTTTATATAAGTAGGTAAAGATCAGATGGTACCAAGTGGCCAAACGAGGTGCTAATATTTTTCTCATAAATAAAAATCGTACAATCGAGGATGTTATAATATAATATTATATACAATACTATATTATCTTTTCATTTGGTAATATTACCAACCAAACTGTTTAGTTGGAATAACTTTTCTAGATCATCTGATTTTTCAATACTGATGTCATAATTACGAGGAAGATACGCGAGGATATTTCCGGGGTAATCTATTAACTTGTGACTGAAATTTCCGGCTGTGATATGGCAAGGATACATCTGCTTCCTTTCCGAATCAGGAAGGGGCGGTTCTTCCGGGAAACTATGAAAGACACTCCCTTGTGGAGGTAAAAATAAACAGACCGTAATAGTAACTACATCATTATCTAGTAAAGCATGTCTGATAGAGTTGTCAAGATTCGTGTCATGTGTAATTATTGACATTACATTATTTATAGGATGATTATATTGGGATATTACTTCTCGTAGCATTAATTTTGTTTCTTCCGCATTTAACCAATCAGGTTGGTAGTATTTACCTTGTTTGGTTCTAAATTTCGTGCTCTTTCCAACCATAATAGCCACACGGTTAATTCTGTAGGATTGATCAGTATAATTATAAATTACTCCGATTTTCCACGGAATACATTCAATAGCCTCACGAAGTCCTTCTCGAACATAAACAGATTTAAACCACTGATCTTTTACAATTTTATCGTGATAAAATTTATATAAAAAATCTATTACAGGGATGCTTAATTCAGGATCACATGAAATCAACCTGCGTTTAATTTCCTTCTCGACATTTATAATTGCCCTATGTGTCGATATTGTATAGAGTTCGTCAATAGTTTGTTTACTTAATATAGTGTGAGTGAGACTGGGCAAGTCTGTCATTATATCGATTTTATATGAAGTTTTAAATAATTTTCATTTGTTTTTAGATGATATTCTGATTTAATATTTTCTTGATTTAGAGAAATGCAAAGTGTTAATAGCCAAGCGTTTAACCCATTACAATATACAAATTCTGTATATACAGAAGATACTCCTGAAGAATCATCAGAAACAAATGAGAAATTCGATGAGATTGTAACTAAAGGTGGTAAGAAAGTATTTAAAGTTGATATTGGACATTTCGATAAGTTATGCAAGCGATTTAGAAAGAATTGCGATACCAAGATTAAGGATCTCCGTGGAAGAGAGAGGGAGGATTTTAATCTTATGGTATCATATGTCCATTTGTTATATGGTACTAGTTACTACAACCACTTCTACACGAAAGTAGAGAAATATTTCGGGGATTTAGATCACGTAATTCCGGGGACTGTTGGAGGATATTTCGGAGGATGTCTTGTCTCTACTTCCTTTGATGATCAACCCGGATGTTCTGCTGTCTGCGCGGGATCCGTTCCTCGCCCCAAGGGAGAAGAAGGTTGGAGTTTTTGTGATAAAGCCGTTATCTTCGCAGAATACAATAAAAAAGGTTATTCATTCACTCTATTGAAAGAGCCGGAAAGAGATGAAGATATGGATCCTTGTTACTTATTTGTAGAGCATACCGATCTTCATGATTTCAGAGGATTTAGCAAAGATGAAAAAGCTGTTCTTAAGAATATGGGAGTTAATGAGGTGTATTTGATTGGATGTGATGAGAAAGGGACTGAATATGTTGACTTGTATGATGAACCTCGACATGTCACAGATATCAAACATCGTAAAAAGAAACATCATCAGAGTGATAACTCGGGATTGGGGTTGGCCCTAATTCTTATCATTGTCTTCCTATTACTTATTGTACTTTTCTTTGGCTGGAGATTCTGGAACAAGGACGGACAAGCTACCCTTCAATATTGGTAAAATGTTTATATGTTATTATAATAACATATAAATTACAGATATATGAATTTTGTGCTCTTATTACCACTCCGATCCTGAAGTTCAATACCAAGATCTTTCAGCTTTACATCTCTAAAATCATCCAAAATCTTGAAAAAATCTTTCATAGCATCTTTTGGTATCACCTTCTTATACTTCATAACAATTTTTCTAACATCTTCTCTTAGGTCAACACTCAACTCGATAAATTTTTCAACATCTTCAACTTTAGAAGAAATCGAAAAATCTAAACCAAACATATCCAGGATACTTCTAATATAATTTCTATACTGACTAATTAGAGACTCGTTAAAAGCTTCTTCAAGATATTTGTATACATAGGTTATATGATCTAATATAAATTTCACAGCTTTTTGAGTGTTAAAATTATCTGTTAGAGACATAGTAACATTGGTCTTTAATAAATCTAACTTTGTCTCAAATAGTCCATCTGATTCTTTGATATGGTTTATTGCAGAATCTCGCATCACAAAATCAAGGTGATGGAGGAACTCTTGAATTCTCTTATCGACCCATTTAGCTTCTTCGATAGTGTCCGTGCTGTAATCAAGGGGTTTATCCCAACTATGCATCAAAAATAATAGTCTTAATTGTCTGGATGTTCCAACATTTTCAAGATACTCCCTAATAGTTATAAAATTCTTCAGAGATTTTGACATTTTTAAACCTTGGATGTTTAAGTGGCCAGAGTGTAGGAAATAATTAACCCATTTACTATTAGGATTATTGGAGTGGGCGTTGGCTTGATAAATTTCATTCTGGTGATGGGGAAAAACTAGGTCAATACCACCTGAATGAATGTCAAAATTATCACCTAATACATCGGTTGCCATGACAGAGCACTCTAGATGCCACCCAATTCTTCCTAGACCCCACTTGGAAGGATATTTAATCTCCCCCTCTTTGGATTTTTTCCACAAAGCAAAATCACGTGGGTTTCGTTTTTCATTGCTGTAACCTGTCTCATCTGTCTTATTTTCACTTAATGGTTTGAGTGGTTCGGTATCGAACCCAGATTTTCGATAAGCGTCCATATCAAAGTATACAGAGCCATTAGAGTTGTAGGCATATCCGTTTTGTTCCAATTGTTCAATATACTTTATCATTTTATCGATATATTCAGTAACCCGAGTTATTACCGTGGGTCTCATAATCCCTAATCTATCCATATCATCCATAAATTCGGTTTCCATATCTCTGACAAATTTCAAAAATTTCTTATTATAATTTTCGGGAGTTAGATCCCTGATTTCGGAAACCCTTTTAATGATCTTATCATCAATATCTGTAATATTCATAACATAGGTTATCGAATATCCAAAAAATTCTAGAATTCTCCTGATTATATCAAAGGTTAGAAATGTTCTAGCATGACCTAAATGAGCTGAATCATAAACTGTCGGTCCACAAGTGTACCATTTTATATTTTTACGAATATTAGGTCGAAATACTTCCTTTTTCTTAGTTAAGGAATTGTATACTTGAAATTCCTCATCCATATTTTTATTTGTACACCAAATGGTTAAAGGTATATAGAATATCTGGATTAAATTTGTTGACAAGGAGATTTGTGTTTGCATTGATTACAAACATAATAACGATATATTAAAATCTTTTATAGACGTACTAACTAAATTAAATAATGATTAAAATCGGAGTGGCTAAGAAAAAAACAGACCATCCATATTACGGCAAAGGGTCTTCTTACAGTTTTACTGTAGATGGAAAGGAAGGTCATACTATTCATTTGATTAAAGGAGAAGTATATACCTTTGATATTGATGCCAGGAATCATCCATTCTTTTTTACAACAGACCCAGTAGGTGGTAATGGTTCAAAAGATTCGTTGATGGCTCCTAACGAGGCCGTTACTGATAAAGGTACCGAAACTTTTTATGTTAGAGATGATCTACCCAATAATTTTTATTATCAGTGTCAAAAACATCCTTATATGGGGGGAAAAGTTAAAGTTGTTGACAAAAACGAAGAAGCTCTGATGAAATATTTGATGATGTAACGATATGAAAACAAAACAGGGGTTGTTTCTGTTTTGTTTTGTAGGTGTAAATGTTATAACGAATTGAGGCCTTACTTCTCAATACGACGATCTCTTGCGTACTCAACATACACTCTGCGATTTCCGTACCTGAAGCCATTCATTGTGAGTCCCCGATCCGATCCGACAACAGTCTCAAAGCGAACAAAGGCAATACCCCTGCAGCGATCACCATTCCGCAAGACGTTGATGAACTTGACAGGCCCACAAGTCTTTGAAAAGAAACGCATGAGATCGCGATCTTTTGTTCCCTCGTAAGGGAGATTCTTAAGAATAAGTGTCGTGTTGATGAACTTCCCTCTCTGATTGGAAGATTTGTAAAGAGACTTAGACCAACCCTCGGGGTAGCTAATCTGAATCTGATTCACTTTCTTTTTGGTGACAGTTGTCCACTTCTTTGCCTTTTCTGGCGTCGGACGTTCCTGCTTGTGACGGGTAAGACGATTTGGGCTTCGGGGGTTCAGGTTCTCCTTTGGACAGTCAGCCTTCATCTTTGTCTCAGTTGACAAAGATTTCCTGCGCTCACACTCCGCATAATACTCTTGAAGAGTCATCGTCTTACCCGTCACATCCTTTCTACGATTGACGTTGGAGTTTTTGCGGTGATTCTTGAGGGGAGGGGTGCTAAAGACTTCAGTTACCACAATGTCCATTGTCACCTCCTGAAGAATGATACGAGGGGACTCTGGTGCCTTAGTGGGGGTATCAGACGGGGGCTTCTCCGGTCCTGATCTAAACCGGTTGACAGAATCCATCCAGGATTCTGGGAAGAGGTCCTTCATGGTGAGAGGTGCATTAGTATTCATTTCTTTCGGTTTGTTGTTTTTTGACAGTAATAGAGTTATTAGTTATTATTAATATCTAATAATTTTTATTTTGTGTCAGTTTTTGACAACCATATTAGCCATTAATTTTCATAAATCATGATATAAGTAAGGATTTATGAAATCATTTACGATTGTTAGCTGCTCTGTGTATTCCAGCTACAACAGCACTCCCCCCGGCAACTCCCCCAACTACAGTTCCAATTCCAACAATTGGTCCTAAAAAGAACCCCGTAGTTCCCAAAACTCCGCCACCAATTATAATGGATATATCTCTAATCAACACCATCCCGTCTTTCATGTATTCAGCGGCTTTTTCTAAATTTTTCTTACCTATTTCTGTGTTAATTACAGTGTCTTCTATTTGGGTGGATATCGTTTCTAAATTTTCACCCTGTTCATTTATCATGAATCCCAACATCGTGGAGATCTCTGATATCGTTGTCATATCCTTATGCAAATCACTAATAGATTCATTACGTTCTTTAGCAATTCTATATTGAACATCAATATAATCGGATACTAGTATCTTACTATCAGGGAATTCTATACTGTCTTCTTTAATTAAGACTTGTTCCTGCTCATCATAATTAGTTATCTCAAAAGGATTCATCTTTTTATATAGGTAAAAAAATTAATTTGTCTCATTTTGAGGTTTATTCTTTGTCGCATCTTCCATCATTAGATATTTCAGACATTTACTCTTCTCGTTCCAACTCATTACTAATTTCTTATATACTAATGCCCGGACATGAATTAAGTATCTACTTTTATTTCCTCCAATATCATGGACTTCACCCAGAGCTTCTACTGGAATCAAATCTCCATTTTCGTCATATTCATCTTCCTCTTCTTCGATAGTTTTAAAAGGGTTGGTATCTCCAAGCTTTACATGTAATGATGCATTAAGAGGTTCCAATACGATAGCTGTATCCGCGTTCAAAGTGGTAGGTTCGTAACCAAAAGTGTATGCATTGTAACCAGGTTCTGAGGGTGCAGATGGATAAAAGTCCCAAGGCTCTGAAAGATCAAAATGTTCATGAGATAGTTTTTCAACCCTGTGAGCTCCCCCGTATTTAAGATCAACCTTGGCACAAGGGTTCCATCCATTAAATAGATTGTCTGGATTGGTAGTGTAATTAGAAAAGTTTCTATTCTCGATGGCTTTAATATCTTGTGCCACCCAGAAGAGTCCCTTGCATGGAGCTTTACAATGAAGAGGAATAACATCTGTAGATCCAAGCGGAGTGGGATTGTTACTGGTTGCCATCACAATATCTTCTGTATATATCACATGCTTGATGGGTTCTCCAGTACTAGGATCGATAGATTTATGCCAATCTCTTTCCGCATCTGTCATTAAGGAATATCGAGCCCATAGTTCGGGTATAGGAAATTCTTTTGCTCTACCGGGGACGTCTAAATATTGTAGCTTGCACGGAATTTCTTGCCATTTAACTGTTTTGTCTTTGGGATCTTTGTTTTTAAGTTTGACTCTCATTCTTAAAATATCATGAATCTTGTTTCTTATCTTATAGTGATGTGTTACAGTATTCATAGAACTTTGTAGGGTCATGAGTCCAACTCGGGTATTTCTAGAGTAGTAAAAAGGTTGGGGAACCAACAATTTGATACCCGGAAGCTCCGTATTCCAATTTTCTAGACATGGGATATTTCCTACCATCCTATCGTAATGTGTTCTCATTCCTGCACCCTGTTTCATATAGAACTGAGAGTGAATATCCATCCAAACGGAATCAATAGTATGGTGATGATCATCGTCGATCTTCAGTTCTCCTTGATAACAAATATTGTGGCCTGGATTATGAGGATAACAGATTTGAAACCTTGATCTCCACTTTTCTTTTACCTTAATTGGTAATAGATTGATATGCAATTCTGATTTAAACAACACATCAAACTTCTTACTTGCAGTATAAATAACTTCACCCTCCTCGGCACTATGAGTCATTTTAGCTTTGGTGTGAGTGCACCAAGCATATTTGTCAATACTGCAAGAAAATCTAGATTTTACTTTGTCTTCCTTGTCATTAGGATCTTTAGAGTAATGTAGTTCCTTTTGAAATTCTGTTAGACCATTTATATCAAGTTTTAGAACGTTTCTTTCGCTCATCTTTAAAATGATAAATTGATCTTTTAAGTTCTTTCATATGTGATTATCCGACATGTTATAGACAGTTAGTATATAAATAATAGATTTTACTATATTCTATTATTTATATCTATTATTCACTAAATAATAAACAAAAGTGATTGATGCATAACATTTAAAAAAAAAATTGTTTGAAATCTGAAAACTGTATATATCAAAATTACCTAGAGAAAAAAATTGAATAAAACCCTAAACAAATGGTTTTTATATTCAAAAATGTCTTCTCCCGCTCTTGCAACTTCATCCGAACAAAGAGATCCTCTCAATCTTGAGCCTAAAGAGTTTGGCGGCAAACTCGACGAACTCGCAAAACATCACAACAACCTAATGAAACTAGCTAAAGAAGTGTATGGTCTCGGAAAGACTCAGCGCCTTCAGTATCCCGACGGGACGACCGTAGGTCGCAAAGAACTCCGTTCATTGAGTTCTCAGTTTGTCAAGGATCTCAAGTCTCTTAAGAAAAACTACACGGCTCATGGTAAGCGCAGAAAGAGAAAGCGTACTCCAGGAACAACCGCTGGATTCAAGAACCCCATCCTGGTCACGGACAACATGAGGGAATTTTTCCGCGTATCTAACTTGGGACCCTCTGATCCCGCTAACCCCAACTCTGCTCCTCTGAACAGTGTTTTGGCTGTTGGACAAAACGGTGTCACTACACGAGCCATCATGACTCCTCTTTTCAATATCTATGCTAAAGTTAACGATATGCAAAAGGATCCTAACAACAGACAGTTCCTGACTGCTACTCCCCAGATGAACCAATACTTTAGTGATACTTACCGTCGCTTGGCTGCTCAGCCTCAGAGGTTTACTAAACCTGATAAGACTGGAGTAGCGAAGCCTATCCCCAAGTTCGACCCTAATCGATTCCGTTACGCTAGTATCCAGTCTATTGTTGCTGACAACACTGTCAAGAAAGAACAACTGTCCGCAGAACAACAGGCTGCCTTGGAGGATCCCGCTACCAAGGCTCGTCTTGCACAGGAACAGGATCTTGTATCTAGTATCCTGAGTGTATACCGCGCAAGGAGTAGGGGCAGGAAATAAATAATATAATATTATATAATATACATAATATATAAAATCTATATTATGTTTAGATCAGATAAAAATCATTTCGAATTATGGATTTAAAAATTATTTGCGATCTGTAAAATGGCAAATGTTCAACAAGATTTAGTCCAGCGAACGTTGTTCGCTCAAGATTCAGTTAAACAGTTACATCAGAGTGACTTTGTTGATTTGGAGTCAGATACTAAGATTAATATCATATACAAAGAATGCATGCTCGTCTTGTTCTATGTCGATAACTTGGAATCTAAAAATTTAACTAGTATTTGGGCTGCAGCAGCCAAGAATACGGTCGGGCCGGTATTTGCTGCTTGTAATTTGATGGTAGAAAAGAGAGTTGCCGAGGCTTTTACTTCTCTTAATATGCAAAATGGAGTTCTTCACTGGGCAGCACTAAAGACTCTCCCATACATTCTTGTATACCAAAATGGATGGCCTATCGCATTTTATAACGGTGAAAGATCAGTTCAGTCAATCATTGACTATTCACTTACTCTTGCTTGCAAGGCTGAGTACCATGAACCATTTAATCTGTTTGCCGGTATGACAATCTCTAATACTGAGAACTTATTAATGAGAGGTGATACTCAGTACGGTATTCAGGCCAACCCTTTCCGAAAGGATTCTTTGGGTTACCGAGCTGATGAAGATATTAGAGGATACGATAAAGATGATGAAGTTAAAGCCTTCGAAAGTACGGAGGATCAAGCTATATCTCGTCATAATTTAGCCAATGAACGTGTTGATCGTGTTGGTCTACCACAATCAACTATTCCTGTAACTGCCGTACCTACAACTCAAGAACAACGAGACGCAGAAGCCCGTACAGCGGGACAGCAAGCAGGAGAACAGGCAGATGTCGCCACAGAACAAAGGGTTGAAGGCGGTGTTCGAGTCGCTCCTCCAGGAATTCCCTCCGGAGAAACCTTCACACCTACCCAACAACAAGGTGAGGCTTCCTAATAAGTTAAACATTAAGATCTTTTAAATTCCAGTAGGTTACTCTATTCAAACAGAAATATCTGATAAAACAATAAAATATTTGAGTATATTTTATTGTTAAAATTAGGACTTAATTTAACTTTTGGGGAGATTTTACTCCAATTTTCAATCCCCTTCGATAGATAAAAATAAATATAACATAATTTATGCTATATTTGAATAAATTATCTAGGATAATTAATTATGATTAGCACCAGCAAGCAATTAGCCAGATGACGAAGCAGATTACGAGAGCGATGACAACAGCTGTTAATAGTGCCTTCATGCAATCCACCTCATCAGTGACTTCGCAATCTCTTTTCCGCATTACATAGTCCGGTTTGAAGAAGACTAAAGCCATGAAGATGATTACTACGAGTACCACGAACCAGAACATAGAGGCTCCGGCCCAACGGTGGCTAAGGTATCCTTTGTGCATTTCATGAGAAGCATTGTAGGCATGCATTTGAAGATCTGACATTTTGTAATTCGTTGAAAATCTTCTTTGAAAATTTTTCATTCATTATCTTTCAATCTTAATTTTATATTAGAAAGTATAAAGAAAATTAAAAGATTTCATTGGAAAATGATATATAACGACCAAAATTACATATTATATCTTTTATAATATGTAATTAACTATAACGATTTAGTAATAGTTTCCGTAAAATCCCCACTGAAAGATCCAGATAAGGAAGACGGCGATTAGAGCAATAATTACAGCCCATAAGAGGACCTTGCCCTGGTCAACTTCTCCAGTGTAGTTATGATCATCATCCTCTTTCTGGACAAAGTCCGGTTTGAGAGCAAACAGAAGGAACCAGACGATGATACCAACGATAAGGAACCAGAAAAGGTAGAACCACCATCCGTTTCCATTTCCACAGTGATCATGGTATTCTCTATCCATGCTATTATCTAAGCATTCTTTGGCCAAACTCGAGATTGGTTTCTGTGAGAGATCCGACATTTTGTAATTGAATCTATTTTTTTATATAAAAATTTTCTATCGATCTTTCTTTTCTTTTATCTTTTTTGAACTTAGTTCGCATAAAGATAGTTTGGTTAGTTCATATATATTTAACATGAGATCAGTATAATTACATATAAAATAAATTTTATGATAGATTTATTGGTTTTTGAATCTATTTATATGAATCAAGTCTGCTTGAATTCTGTTGTAACCCAAATTAGGAAAAGTGATATATTCAATATATTTAATAATCTGTCAAAATATGGATAATCTAATTGTAATATCTTACTCTGAATTTCTTCAAAAATGGATTATCTGTTTGGGTGTGTTAGCTATTTTGGACTTTTCATGGGCATATCATACCAAATCAAGATATTTTTCGTTGCATGGCCTTTGGAATATTATCATTACTATTCTGATAATTCCCGACCTTTTCAAAACTATTATTGACCCTCTACATGCTTTGAGCCCTGGATCCCATTTTAGTCGTTGGCCAGTTATCATGGTAGCGGTATTACATTTTTGGCATTCTATAGCTTACGGAGGTTTGAGTTGGGATGACTATTTTCATCATTTTGTGTTTGCTGTCATGTTATGTGGTGTTAATTTTATTTGGGATTGGGGGTTTAGTACGAATTTCATAATATTTTTTATCTGTGGTCTACCAGGAGGTTTGGATTATTTGATGTTAGCAGCAGTTAAGCATGGATACATCAGGAAGATTAGCGAGAAACGGATCAACAAACTACTGAATGTCTGGTGTCGAGGTCCTGGTTGTATTGCGGCGGCTTGTCTAATATGGATTAACTGGATGTCCGGACAAATAGATCATATTCCAGTAATAGTTAAAATAATAACTATTATATTAACTATCAGCAATGGACAATACTATTCTAGTAGAGTTGTAGCTTCATGGGCACGACATGAAGAGGAGTTATCACGATCCCATTCCAGTGAAACTTTGATGTGTTCTCGATGTAATTCTGAATCGATCTTTAGATATAAAATAAAATCAAAGTATTAGCAAATACGTATATTAGAAAACAAATAATAACATGCCCCATGTTATTATTTTCATTCATAGTCTCTAATTGTTATCCCAACCAGAAAACTCCTGAAACCTAATAGTCATCTTCTTTCCTATAAAGTCTTAAAGTATTTAATATATAATTAAATTAAATTAGAGATAGAAACATCTTAAATATGTTCATCAAAAGTATAAATGCTTGAAGATGGATTTACAAATGAATAATGTTTCAACCGTTGAATCAAACCAAAATTCAACACATATATCTACTGGCAGAAACGGTAATTCTGCGACCGCTCCTGTATTCAACAATAGTGGTAGTAGTAGTATATATCTAAATAGTTCACTTCCTCCGTTGCCACCTGTTCCATCTCTTAGTCATTTAAATACTAATACCAATTATATGAATAACGACATCGTTTCATCCCCTGATAATTCTGATGACACTCCCAGCCTTTCAGATCTGTCTGCTTTAATGTCTGTTACCCCCAGAGTAACTGTTCCTGTTAATATTATACCAATGGGTCCTATTCCTGATAATTTACCCGTTATTCCATCCCGAGACATTCCAGAACAAAATATCGAAATATCAGATAGGTCTCCTAGGGGCAATTCACCCAGAAATAGACAAAATCGTCAATATAAAAGAGATAACAGTCCTCGTAGAAATAGTCCTCGTAGAAACAGTCCTCGTAGAAATAGTCCTCGTAGAAATAGTCCTCGTAGAAATAGTCCTCGTAGAAACAGTCCTCGTAGAAACAGTCGGAGTACAGAAAATAATGAAATTAGTGATATAACCTCTCAGAGCGAAATATCATCCAGATTAGTACAGGAAACAATAGATGTAGATTCTGTAGAAGAGTTAGTCTTAGATCAGGAGAACCCAGATCACGATTACACACCACAGTGTAACGAAGAACCCGACAATCGAGAGGGCCATTCAAACGTATCAGAAGATCGACTTGAGGAAATTGATTCAGAGTTACCAGTCGTTCCTCAAATCAGCGTCAATCAGGACCCAAACGATTTAAATATGCTCAATGCTATGGAAGAATTGGATCAGATAATGGCGGATTTGGATCAGATTGAAACATATAATAGACAAAACAGAGGGAATTCTAGAAGATCGACTAGAACAAGATCAAACCGAAGAAATCGTCATCCTAACTCCGATAGGGTTAGTGATAGGATAAACTTATTATCTCAATCTCAAAATGATACTCGGAATATTGCTTCTCCCCGAGATAATACTCCTATTATGATAGAAAATCAAAGTGTAGATCGTGATAGTATTCCTGTCATTCCTTTAGTATCTCCTAGCAATACCCCAGTTTCAAGACCAACTGTTTCAAGACCAACTATTCCCTCCGCCACAATTAGTGAAAATATTAGTCCAGAATCATTAACCAGAATTCCAAATATTAACGGGAGAATGGTTGAATTACATCGTAGAACTTCCCGAAGAGTAATATCAGACAATTCTAACGAAGACCTCCCGATATCTGATAATGGTGTTACAGGGAATAGTTCTGATGTTATTTTAGATATGAGTTTAGATACTAATGCAATTAGTGATCATGTATCGTCCTCCCCTCAAACAGAACAAACAGAACAAACAGAACAAACAGAACAAACAGAACAAACAGAACAGACAGAACAAACAGAACAGACAGAACAAACAGAACAAACAGAACAAACAGAACAAACAGAACAAACAGAACAAACAGAACAAACAGAACAAACAGAATCAGATTACCTTGAACCTGAAGTGCATGGGGAACCAATATTACCAACAGATATAATTACAACAAGTAGTATAACATCTCCCTTGATCACGGCTGCGTCTCCAGAATATGATATATCCGGCTATTCCAATATTAATAATAGCACAGATCTTGAAACTGCACCACCACTGATTGAAGATTTCAATCAGTCTGATGAGATCTCTAAATCTACAGAAGATACATCATTGTCATCTATTTCGATAAATCGACAAAATCAGACTGAATTACCACTGTCTAATCAACAATCTACTCGACTAGATCAATTAGATTCTCCCTCTAATACTAATCAACCACTGGATATAATTCCATGTCCTACAGGAGAAGTGGGACTTCAAGGACCAACCGGTCCCGATATTGAATCTATGGCCATATCGTTCGGATCTGTACAAGTTGAAGATGACATTTCGGTAGAAAGATCACCTGAACAAGTATCTCAATTGTCCAGAGTACCTGAAACTGAAGATCAGGATGTAATATTACAACTAGAACCGGAAGATCTGGACGACTCTTCTCGATACAATACTCAAGCAAGAGCTAGCCAAACTAATCAAGAACAGTATCAATCTAACAGTACTATAGATAACGAAATCCAAGAACCTCCACCGGTGTTGCCGACCCAAACAAATCAGAGATTATCGGGAGTACAGACAACTAGTCAATCCAACCCATCTAATAGAGTAGATCAGTCTAGAATCAGATCTCGTCAGCATAGAAGTGAATCACATAGGGAAAATCCTCGTATCCGAGCTGCCCGAGTAGTTCCGCAGAGATCCAATAACAATGGTCCTGGTAGAACACGGACCCGAACTAGAAATAGGAATCCGCGACAAAGAAATCAACCTCGGCGTCCTAGACCTAGAATCGAATCTCGTACCCGACAAACTCAAAGACAAAATCCAGTTCCAGAATCCCAAACTCAATCAACTAATAACCCATACTATTATCAAACTAATTATCGACCAGGAGTTCAGATGCCGCGCCCTGATTATTCTACCATGACTCCTGAAGAACAGGCACGATGGCATGCTGATTATAATGTCAAGTTTGGTATATTGAGAAATGCATATCCAGAATTTAATATTCCATTTTTTGATACTACCGTAGGATTAGAGATTAAACATCAACATTATGAAAGATATGTACATCAAATACATATCGATAACAGCGTCGGTAGTTATCAGGTATATTTGTTAATATTGTTTGCATGTATTGAATTGTTCTGTGTTAAGATATTAGGATTAAACTTGAGTGGATATACTTTTAACCAATTAGCCCTGATGAATAAGTATGATAAATTACTAGTGGAGTTAGGGGAGAAATCTTACGGATCTATTGGATCTAGTTGGCCGGTGGAAGCAAGAATTATTTTCATGTCATTGTTTAATGCTCTGATCTTCTTGGTAATCCGATTGTTTTCATCTTATCTTGGTCCCGGGATTGGGGATATCCTTCAGCAGATTGTTAATTCTTACATGACTAAAGAAGATCCTAGTGATCAGATCAAGAAAGCACAAAGAATCTCTGTTGGAGGTCCAGTTACCGATCCGGAACCCCAAGGTGTTCCGGAACCACCGCAAAGTCAAGGAGGATTTGATTTTAGCTCTTTGTTAGGTGGGCTAAGTGGTATGTTTGGTGGAGGCGGTAATAATAGTCATAGACGTGCACGAGCCCCACGTAGACCTACATTCACAGAATAATAAATATAATATCATATAATAATTATTATATGATATCTAAAAAGATTGTCTCTCACAGATTTTATGAACCTTCTGTAAACATTCAGAAGTAATTCCTACATACCACCATTTATTTTCTATTCTAGCTATAATAGCAACAACAATATCACCAACGGATATTTCAAGAGGTTCGTGATACCGTTCTAAAAAGTGCGGATTAGAACTAAATCCAATTCGATGGTCATTAGAAATGGCGTCTCGAAGCATGAGATACCAGATGTATTGAGGTGGATAAATAACCTCTTCAGATCCAATGTTATTACATTCTGTGGGATTATCTTTTTCCATATCCTTTAACAGTTGGTATCCAATAGAGTCAGGGTGAAAGTAGGTCTCTAACCATTTCGCCCAATCTTCAAATTCCTCTATTGACTTATCTAACATTGTTTCTAGGTAAATAATTTTGTTATCAATTCTCTTTGTGTATGTCTCATATAATCTGTCCAATATATCGTATATTTTATTCTCTACATCAGGATCAAACCAGTCAAACTCATATTGTAACAATGAGTAAGATGTTCCTTTTAATGTCTCTATAAAAAGTTCCCCATATTCTATATATAAATCTCTAGATGGGGTCAAATCCCGAAATTTTTCTTGATACATGCGAAATTTTTCAGTCATAAATATCTTATATGTAATATCTTCTATCTGATCCTCTCTTGTCGTAAAATTTCCCATTATCCTGTGTTGACTACTTTTCTATAAAATTCAGTTGTTAAGGCTTCGATCACTTTTAACTGGGATCATCTCTAAAAAAAAGAATCATCATTATTCTTAAAATGAATCAAGCTGCTATAGATCAGTTATCCCAATTACCTGTTGATGTTTTTATTCAACAGATTACTTACCTACCTTTTAAAGATGTAGTTAGTGTTTGTTCAGCTAATCAGAGATTAAGA